AGAAAAGTCCAAGCTCTTTCATTATGTTTTAAGATTTAATTATGAAAGTGAGGAATAGAGATGAGTAAAAAGATTACTACTGGTGTAGAAAAGGCTTATTACGCTATTTTAAAAGAAGATGGAGTTACTCCTAAATATGGTACAGTTCACTATTTACCAGGATTAAGAGAAATTTCTGTTGCTGCAAAGGAGGAACAAGCTACTATTTATGCAGAGAATAGACTGTATGATAGTGAAAATTCTTTAGGGGAAATTGAGGTTACTTTAGACTTTGCTTCTATAGATACTGCTGATTATGCAGCTTTATTTGGCAAAAAAATAGCTAAAAATGGAGGGATAATAGAAAGTTCAAGTGATCAGCCACCTTATATAGTTTTAATGGTAGAAAAAACATTAAGCGGTGGAGTTAAAGAATATTTAACCCTTTTTAAGGGTAAATTAGCTATTCCAGAGGATAAAGCTAAGACCAAGGAAGGCAAGACAGAATATCAAACAATGTCTTTAAATGGTATTTTTATGCCTTTAGACAATGGAATATGGAGACACTCTGTAAAAACTACTGATGAAGGATTTAATGCTAAAACACATGCAGAAAGCTGGGGTAAAACTGTATTGTTACCTAGTACAGAAGCAGTTGAAAAACTTACTGTTACTGGAGATCCAGAAGATAATGCTACTGGCGTAGCTAAGAATAAAACTATTACTTTAACTTTTAACAATCCAATTACACAATACACAGTATCTTTATTAAAGAATGACTTTACTGTTGTTGATTCTAATATAAGTATTAATGAAGCTAATAAGGTTATAACAATAGATCCTAAAGCAGATTTAGCAGGTTCAACTAAGTATGCAGTAATGGTTAATGGAGTAAAGGACATTTACGGACAAGTATTAGAAAATTCTATTATAGATTTTACAACTGCTCCCTAATGAATCCCTAGAAACATCTAGGGTAGGATATGCTAGAGTCGGAAAAGCAAAAGTAGGAAAGGAATAAAACATATTTAAATAGGTAGCTTAGTGCTGCCTATTTGTTTTAGAAAGGAGTAAAAAATGTTAGTAAATGAGATAAAAACTTATAAAGTTATAATTTGTGGTCAAGAAGTAGAATTAAAGCTTGATTTTAACTCTTTAATAAAAATGCACAAGGAATACGGAAATGCTTTTTTACTTATCTATGAGTATGCTTTCCGAAGCGACTTAGAAAAGTTACCACAGATAATAAGATGTATGGCTAATAAAGAATTTACAGAGGAAGAAATCAAAAGCAATATGCTTATAAATATTTCATCTATAGAAATTTTAAGTAATATTACTTTAGACTTACTAAACCAGGAATTAACTAATACATCAGAATTTAAAGAAGTAATAAAAAAAAATCACAATCCAGAACACAAGAAAAAGAAGAAATAAAAGAAATTAACTTTGATTATTGGTACTTTGTAGCAGTTCATAAGCTGAAAATGACAGAGGAACAATTCTTAAATTCTACATTAAGACAACTTTTATTATTAGAAGAGTTAAATAGTAATTATTTTAAAAACAATTTAAGAGAAGTTCTAGGAGAATGTATAGAAGTTTTATACGGTGAAGGTTCTCAAGATGAGGACGAAAAAATTTACGTTGAAAGTTTTTCAGACCTTTTTTAGAAAGGAGGGGAAAAATTGAGTGAAACTATAAGAAAAGTTAGTACTATTTTTACAATAGATGATAACGAGCATAATAAAAAACTTAAAGAATTAAATGCACAGTATAAACTTACTCAAAGTGAAATAAAACTTGCTGGAGAAAGATTAAATCAATTTGGGAAGACAACAAATGATTTAAAGTATAAGGAATCTGCTTTAACTAAGCAAACAGAAACTTTAAGAAGTAAAATTAATGTTTATAAGGACAGTATAGAAAAAGCTAGTAAAAAAGCAGAAGAAAATAATAAGAAACTTCAAGAGTTGAAAACTACAAAGGCGAGTTTGCAAAAAGAGTATAAAGAAGCAGTAAAACTTTATGGTGCAGAATCTGAACAAGCTAAAAACTTAAAGCAATCTTTAGATGAAGTCAGTAAGGAATATATAGAACAAAAAGCTGTAGTTGATAAAAACATAAACACTGTAAACAAACATAAAACTAAGCTTAATGAAACCGAAGCACAACTAGCTAAAGTACAGGGAGAACTTAAAAGGACAACTCTAGAATTGGAAAAACAAAACTCTAAATGGATAAAGGCTAGTCTTAAACAAGCTGGGGATAAAATTTCTAATTTTGGCACAAAAGCAAGTAAAGTTGGTGGAACTTTAACCAAGACAGTAACTTTACCAGTTGTTGCAATGGGAGCAGCCGCAGTAAACGCTCAAGTCCAATGGGAAAGTGCATTTGCTGGGGTTAAAAAGACAGTAAACGGAACTTCGGAGCAAATTGCGGCACTAGAGCAAGGAATAAAAGATATGTCTTTAACACTTCCATCAAGTGCAGAAGATATTGCGGCAGTAGCAGAATCAGCTGGGCAATTAGGTATTCAAA